TAGTTGAACTCTTCAAGGCCCTCAGATCCGCCGTTCAACAGCGTGATCATGTCAGCGCCAGACTTGCCGAACAGACGCATTGCAACGGCCGCCTTCTCAGGGCCATTCGGCAGATCCTTGAACTTGTCTGCCAGTTCGCCTAGCAGTACGTCCGAACCCTTCAGGCTGCCATCAGCACCTTTGACGCTCACCCCCAGGGCGCTGTAGGCCTCTGCGTAAGTCTTGACCCCTTGGCTCGCTTCAAACTGCGTCCGAGCAAGAGTCTTGAGGCCAGTCTCTAACTGCTTCTGTGAGACATCGGCCAGCTTCCCTGCGTTGACGTAGCCCTGCAGGGTGTCCGCTGCAATGCCAGTCCGAGTGCTGAGCTTGCCAAGCGCATCAGCAGCATCAATGCTGCCTTGAATGAAACGAGCAAAACCGCCAACAACTAAAGCAGCGCTCAGCGCTTTGAATGCTGTATTCAGGCCGCCAACGGCCATCTTGAGGTTCTTGACCTTGCCTTGCACTCCCTGCATGGAGTTGCCAAGACGCTTGATATTGTTTTCGCCCTTGACGTTGGCGTTGATTAACAGGCCAAACTTTGCGGTCACTTCTGCTGCTCCTTATTCAGAATCTGCATAACCGCGCCCTCCATGACCTGCAGATCCTCCAGAAGCGAGCGAGGGTCTTTGACTTCATACAGTCTAAAGAGCCATTGCACCGCGCCATAATCCAACCCCAGTAGCCCACTCATAGAGGTGCGCCACTGCGTTTGACACCGCAGGAACATCTCTACGGCGTCCCAGTTCTCTTGCCAAACCTCAAAGTCTTCAGGCCCTTCAGGTATTGGCAAGGCAATGCCGAAGGCCGCGGCATCGGCCATTAGCTCTGAAGTGTCTTCAGTGCCGTTGGCCCAATACTCAGCGGCCTCTGTCAGTTTTTTCGCTTAGCCCCTTGGTGGCTTTCCAAGTAGGTAGCTGCAATCGCACCGGCGAGCATCGGCACGTCTAACAGCTGGGCCAAAGCCTTTTGACTGAACGGCATTTCTTTGCCGTCGTCGTCGGTAATGCCAGACCAGCCCACCAGGATCTCAGACACCAGCTCAGCCTCAGTTAGCTGATCTTCCTGAATCAGCTGCCCGATCTCGCGTAAGCGGCTCTGGCTCACACGCTTGAAAACCCCGTCAAAGGTGACGCGCTGATGGCGGCCACCGTCAACGGGGATGTCAAAAGATACAGGCCAACTGTAAGTGTCTGATTGCTTGAGTACGAATGCCATAAAAGGTGGCTAATCGGCGCAAGCGTAGCAGGAACTTAAGTCAGTGCAATCGAGAACTCGTCGTTGCCAGAATCAGACGGAGTGGCGTTGTAATCCAGATTCAGCATCTGGATGCCGTCACTGTCGCTATAGCTGGCGCTTGTCAGGTCCGTTTGCGGAGCGCTGAAGGTGACGATATTGCCGCCGGTTTGACCGTGCTGGAAGGTGTTGTTACCAGTAGACGTGCCGGTGATGTCAGTAAAGAAGTTGTGCGTCGCCATCAGCTCAGCTTCCACAACGATGCTGCCAGAAGGTTTGCGATCGGTGTAGAGCACTTCCTTACTGCCGCCCACCAGCTCGCGGTAGACGGTGGCTGCGTTCAGATCAAAGCTGAACGACTGAACAGCACCGGCGAAGCTGAACAGCTGTTGGCTGGTGGTGTTGCCGTTCTTGAACAGCACCGGCTTGGCTTGGTTCTGATAGGTGGGCGTCGGGTTGGCGCTGTCGTCGGGTGCGTTATAGATGCCCACCATTGAGAAGCTCAGCGTGGGGATCGCTCCAACCTCAGCGCTGATCGAAAACGAACCGCGAGCGCCAGTCACCTTGTGGCGAACGCCATCGGTGAAGTAGTAGAGCGTTGCTGATTCAAACGATTCAGAACGCGGCGCATAAGTAACCGAGGTGTCAGCAACCGTGGCGACGCTGCAGCCACAAGCGCGAATCAGGGGATCCCAAGCAGGGGCAGTGCCAGCAGTTCCCGAACCTGCCAGCTCAACCTCAAAGCTGATCTCAACGCGCTGGAAAGCCAGCAGGGCTTCAAAGTTGCCCATGAAACCGCGAACCAGTTCGCGCTCAACCACATCCGATTGAATCGGAGTGATTTCCAAGCTGCGAACCAAGATCGCGTTATCAGCGCCGGTAGGCGTTGGGTCTGTTGCGTAGCTGCTCTCGATTTCAGCGAGCAAAAGTCGCTGGCTAGTCCGCAGAGTCATCGGTTACAACCTCAATTTCCGGGGTAGTGGGTTGCGCCGGCTCGGTCCGCTGAACAGCTTTCGCTTGCCGGTAATCGTCACCCACCATCGTAGCTAGGGCGTTGTCGTCAAATCATCTAGCTCAGTTCTATAGCGAACCAAGTAATCGCAACTGATAACGCCTGCAGGCTGGTCAGCATCCACCATTTCAAAGTTGACGGTCTGAGGTTGAACGTCGATCGCGTGACCGCCAAGGGTCAGGTCAGCCATGATTTTGGCGTGCAGGCTTTCAACGATCGGATCTGCAACCTCGTCAGGCTCATCACCGCGGACAATCACGCTGACCCGCACAAGCAGCGACCAGTCAAGGGTAGGAAGGCTGGTGTTTTGCTCTGGTGTGTCGCTGATGGGTTCAACGATCAGAGCAGGCGTTTGACCGCGGGTTAGCGCAACAACCCGACTGCGAAAGATGCGGGTGCTGACGTTAGTCGTCCCCGCAAGGCTGCTAATGATGTCTTCAATTATGTTCTCGCGTACTGTCGTCATGAGTCGCAGCAGATGCTCACGTCAAGGGTACGGTCAGCAGCGCTAGCCGTCACAACCAGCCGTAAGTAACGAAGCGCATAGCCGTTATAGGTGTGAATGTGATTGCCGATGTCTTTTGTCTTTGCGTCATCCAGCGGTCCAAAGTTGGTGCCATCCAGACTGCCCTGCAGCTGGTAGGTCACTTGGCCGCCAGCGATGCGGTCAACAGTCGTGATGACGACGCCATCAATCTCAAGGGTTTCTGACGTGCCCGTGTTGGTGATGGTGTCGAAATGGTGGATATTTGCAGGGCGATCAGCATTGCCGCCCACGATGGTGTGGCTCATGTCCGCTGCAATGCAATTTGAACAAATCTGCCGTCATCAATGAGCAAGGTCTCTCTGACGGTGTAAGCAGTCCCGTCAACAGTGATTGAATCACCGCCAACGAGACTGCCGAAGTTTGAGGCTCTGGTGGTCAGCGTGTAATCGGTCGTTAAGACCATCCCATCGCTGATTACTTGGCTGGGCATGTCCAAGATCCCATTGGCCGTAGTGTCGCCCGCAGTGCAGGAAACACCGAAATCGGCCAAATAGATGTCCAGATCCTCAGTAATGGCCATGATCAGCCGTACTTCTTAGAGCCCAGGGCAAGAACACTGACAGCGCCAGCGCCAGTGCCACCAGCCACGGTCACGCTCAGTTTGATGAAGCGCTTCATGGCGTTGGTATTCACGCTGATCTTTTCGACCAGTGCGGTGTTTGCGCCAGTGGTGGTAAAAGCACCGCCGCTTACGTCGGTATAAGAACCGCCGCTAGTGTCGGATTCGGTCAGCTTTACCTCGTAGGTAACGCTGCCACCACCTGCTTCAGCGTCCAGCACAACGGCCAGATCGCCTTCGTAGTCAACAAGGTCAACTGCAGAGCCAGTGCCTGTGGCCGTGACCACATCGTTGGCAAGCAGACTCAGCACTTCGGTCCCAGAACCGAGGTTCTGAATAGTCATGATTTAGCCCTCCGGCGAGAGGTTGTTTTGGGTTTGGGGTCTGCAATGTCAATGACGACATCCTTGACCTCTTCCTGCACCTTTTCAGGCGCCACAACTGCACAGTTGCTGCCGATCAGGATTGCGGCGTCGGAAGGGGAAGCCTCAACGACTTCCCCAATCCGAACTACCTGACCCGCCAGCGTTACCTGTTTGCGGATCTGGATCTTCATGATCAGAGGGTGTTGTTACCGCGGCTGAAGGAAGCGCCGTGACGGGCAGCCACGTCAACGTCCTGCAGAGCAACCACCCGGACGGTGCCGGAGGTGCTGCCGGTGTAGGGGTCAACCATGATGTCCAGACCGCTGAAGTAAGCGATGATCAGGTCAGCAAAGTTGCCGAACCAGAGATCATTGCTGGCGACTTGGTTGGAGACAATGGCCTCATAGCCGTTGACTTCGCCGTTCTCCATGACGAACAGACCGGAGCCAGTGTCCTTGGCCTTGGTCTTGAGGCTGCCAGCCATGGCAGCGTTCATCAGGTAACGAGGAGTACCCAGCAGAGCGTTAGCGCCTGCAACGTCGCTTTCCAAAGCCACAACCTCAGAGAAGGTCGGGGTGTTAGCGGCGAAGTCTTCGGTCAGAACGCCAGTGGTGTCCTTCAGGCCGAGGGGCTGGTTGGAAGAACCAGTGCCATAGAGACCGACGCGGTCGATTTCCAGAGCCAGGACACGAGCCAGGTCGTTGCGAACCATGTTCTCCACGTCGATGGAGGACTGGATCAGCAGTTGAC